CGCAGGATACAGTGCCGGCTGCGCGGAGCCTTGAGCGCTCGGAAGACTACGTTGCGGACGTGGAGGAAGGTCTTGCCAGAGCGCGAGCCGCCGAACAGCATCACATGCGTGGCTGCGCTGGCAATGACTGCCATGGCCTCCGACTGCTTGCTGGTCAGCTTGAAGCTCATAGCTGCTCGTCCAGCGGTGACGCTTGGATGGTGACCACATAGGGCTTGTCACCGTCCGGGGTTGTCGGGGCAACCTTTGTCGGTGCGTCCAGGCCCAGGAGGCGAGCGCGACGCTCCATGAGCTTGACTGCACGATCGACGGCAGCCAGCTTCGGAGCATGATCTTGCAGACGCACGGTGACCGGGTTACCCGTCTGCGGATTGATCAGTGGTGCTCCACCTTCATCCTCGACCACGTCCCGAACGACCTCTCCGGAGTTGATGACAGGGTGGAAGGCGCGCAGCACCTTGAGCACTTCTTCCTCGAGCTGCTCCAGCCGCAGGAGCTCCATCTTGCGGACCTCCTCGACGTCCTCGACAATGATCTCCTTGAGCGCCTTCTTGTACAGCTTATAGATGTAGCCCTGGGTCATTCCCATCTCTTCGGCGATCATCGGAAAGCTGATGCCATCGCGACGGCGCTTGAGGATGTAGCTCTGCTGGTGCTTGGTCTTCTCGCTGGGCGTTCCAGTCTTCGGTGAAGGGGTCGGGTACATGGGCTGGTCCTAAGTTCTAATTGGCCTGAGGATAGCGCATGTACCTAACTCAAAGCAACACTCTCGGCAACCCTTTGATGATCACCCGAGAACCGTGACGGCGACCTGCCCTTCCCAGAACAGAGCGGAGGCTTCGGCCATCTCCTCGCGCCAGCGCTCCGTGAAGTCAGTGGGCGGCAACCGATAGACCACACGGGCAATGCCGGCTTGCACCAGCTTCGCAGCGCACCGAGCGCAGGGTGGCCGAGTCACATAGATCCACATCTCACTGACATCGCGACGTGCGAAGAGCAGTGCATTCTCCTCGGCGTGGATGGTGCGCAGCAGCTTGCGCTCCCGATTGCCCAGGGTCGCCGCGTCATCCTCACACCCGCGAGGGAAGCCGTTGAAGCCGGTCGAGATGATCCGGTTATTGCGATCCACGATGACAGACCCGACCTGGGTGCTCGGGTCTTTACTCCAGCTCCCGACCAGCTCTGCCAGCTGAAGGAAGCGTTCGTCCCACTTCTTATCCACCATTGACTTCTCCTTTGATAGCCCGGTCCAAGGCCTCGCGCATAGTCGCCGCGGTCACCTGCTTGTCGAAGGCGTATGCGCACGTCCAGCTCTCCACCCCATTGTCAATAACCTGCCAGATGGACGCACCCTGGGCAATGAAGTCCAGCCGCGCGGTGTCGTCTGCCTTCGCCTTGGCCGCCTGCACATAGACCGCAGCGTCGAGCAGCTCCTCTTGAAGGTGCTGAAGCCAGTCGCCCAGGGAGAGGTCGCCTCGTTCAGTCGTGACGCCATACTTCCAGAAGCCGACGATGCTCCGCTCCAGCAACGCCTGACGTATCGCCTCGACGTTACCATCCGGAGAGCTCTTGATAACCACAGGGCTGATCTTCATGCTGCCAGCTCCTGACGAAGACGCGTCTCGAACCAGGCCAGAAAAGCCTCCAGGGAAATATCGACCGGGCAGCGCACGCGCTTCCCGCCAGCCGGCAGGTATCCGAACATGACAACTCTCCAAGCCACCCGGTTCGACTTGTAAATCAAAACCGGCTCGCGAGTCGTTCCAGCTTGCTTCTTGCTCTGTTCCCACCAAGACTTGATTGCTAGTTGCTCATGGTGCTTCACCTCGAGCGCCAGCCACTCTAATCCAACTATGTCATGACCTCCGCGGTGACTCTGCATCAAGTTACGCTCCAACACCGGTATCTCTTTCCCGGCCGTCGAATACACCTTGATTACCACAGGCTGCAAGAGCTTGACTACTTCTCGCTCTGCTCGCTTGCCTTTCTCTCGACTGAATCCACCTGACATACTTACTCCTCTAGAAAGATAATGATTGCTTCTTTGGCCTTGTCCGAGCGAACGGATATCTTTCTCTTTCCGGCCAGGCCATACACGGTTGCCCGGAAAGAGACAAGGTCTATTTTCTTCTGTGTGCGGACGTCATCGAACACCCAGGGGAAGGTATTCATTCCCGGCTTACACGAATCCAACATCCAAGCTGCCACCGCGGCCTTAGTCGCTGGACGGTGCCCTGAATAGGCTACTTGACTTAGATAGATCATTGGCATCTCCTTTCAATAACCATATATTCCTATCTTCAATATAAGTCTTCACCTTAATTATGGATCCTATCCCATTTTACCAGGGTTAAGTCAATCATAAAAAGAAAATCCCTAATGACTTCAATATAGTATCCCTTATTTTTAAGGTTTAATATGGTTTAATATATAAGCCTATTTATTTATTCTACTCATTCTCCCCTTTCCACTTAGGGCCACCCCTTAAATCCCAAAAAGCTAATAAACCTTTTAACTTCAATAGGTTAGGGCCAAAAATCGGCCCTTTGACCAATAAAAGCAATCACGCCCAGTTTGATCCAATTCCGTAGGCTACACCGGAGAATTTATACTTCTCGAGTAGTTGCGGCCTTGCTACTTCGATCAACATGCCGGAATCCACCATGGTCTGAACTGCTCGCTTGAGTGCGTTGGTCGCCCCGACCCGGTCTTGCCGGAAGCTGGCCACCGAGGCGGTTCGTTGCGACAGATAGGCGTATGGTACGATCTTGGCTGCCAGCAGTCGGCCATAGCGTTCTTTGACTGCCCTGGGTGGGTGGCCGAGGTAGCCCTCGATAGCTCTCTTCAGGTCGTGGTGCTGCTTGCTATCCCCCTGGCCCACGTCACCGTCCTTGAATCGGGCCGCAACCAGCTCGACGTCGCGCGTCACAAAGTCGATGGCCCACTGCGCCATCTCGGCGGTGACAATCGGCTGGTGGGGGTTACAACCGACTGCCAGGAGAGCGGCCAGCTTGAGGGCTTTCAAGTGGGCGCGGTTCCAGACCTGCATTTCGACGTCCATCTTGCTGGCATTCATAATCCCGTCGGCCTTGACATCGAAAGCATCCAATAGCTGCACACTGTGGCTATCGAGTTGCACCGGCGCGCAGGCATTGTTGTTCGAGGTCGTCAGGCTGACCGCCACCAAGTCGGAGAAGCGCTGCGCGAGTCCCTGGGAGGGTGGGGTATTGGCATTGCGGTTGCGCGGCGGCCGGTCGCCGACATACTCGATGACGGAGAAGCGCGGGATAAGACCTTCGGCCACGTGGCTCGCATCCAAACCATCGAAGAAGGTCTCCGGGGTGGATTCTCCCAGGATGGTCACGTTCGGCGCTTGGATGATCTTAGTGTTCTTCTCGGTGTCGGAATACACGCTGGAGCGCAGCATTCGGTTCCAGCCCGACTTGGCATACAAGTCCAGCAGCACCTTGCGGAGCATCAGTTGCGCACTGTTGGCACGCTGGTCTGAAAGCTGCTGCAGGGTGAGGCCGAACTCCCCAAGCACCGAGACGAAGCAGGGCTTGTCATTGAGCACCTTGACTAGGGCTTGACCGGATGCGAATGCTGCCGGGCCGAGGAACTGATCCACCATCGGAATCTGCGGCCGCACGGCGCTGATGAGATTCTCGATGCCGCTGAGCGCCCCTTCCTTGCCCGAGCCGGTCTTTGCCAGCAGGATGATATACTGGTTCAGTCCGGAGCCGGAGATGTTGTACGAGCGGCCGCAGACACCAGCCGTCAGGGCGATGGCCGCCGCGAGGGCAATCTCTGGCACCGGGCGGATGGCGGTCTGGTAGAAGTATTGGGCTAGCTCTCCAACCAGTCCAGGGGGAAGGCTGATGCCCGGCGCGGTTGGGCTTTGAGGAAGGTTAGGCGGGTTACCCTGGGTTACCGTAGTCGGGGTAACTTCTACGGGAGACTGCTTAGACCCCTGTAGAACTGCCTCGGCATTGGCTGCCAGCTGCCCGATATCCACAGGGGCTGGCTGCTGCGCGCGGATCTTGCCAAGCGCGAAGTTCAGGTATCGATCATCCTTGACTGCCTTCTCTCGCTTGCCAAGGGCGCTCATGCGAAACAGCCGGCGCACCTGCTCGTTGTCCGGAGTGTAGTAGGCAATGATGGACAGCAGTGCGAAGTCAGCCTCGGACTGGCTTGGGTATCCGGTCATGTCGCCAGCGCAGAGCGCGTTGAACTTCTCGGCATTGACCGCTCGCATGGCCATGGCTACCACTTCGCCGTCGTCGAGCAGGGAGTCTCGTTCAGTTAGCTCCACGGTGTCGGCTGGCTTCATCTCCCCGTACAGCACATCGAGCAGATGCTGGTAGTCGGCGATCGGGGTATTGCGCACCACATCACCGGTGCAGATCATGTAGCGGGCACTGGAATAGACCTCGACGTTGTCGCGGTGCACACCGGATGGCAGCTTGCCTTTGACAATGATATGGTATCCGCGGCCGCTGGCAGAGCGTTCGGTGTAGCTGTCGAAGGCAGTCAGGATTTTCTGGTGCCGCTGCCACTCTTCTTCACTGAGAGGCTTCTCCGGCTTGTTGTCCAAGTCGATGATGCAGTAGGGGTCCCAGGCTGCCAGCACGAAGCCGACATGCTTGAAGCCGGTGCGGCAGGCTTCTTCGAAGGTGCCCCAGGTGGCCGGATCGGTAACACTGGCGGCCTGCCCTGTTCGTGGGCTGACGGGGATCTTGTCCGGGCCTGCGCAAACCCATTGCGGCAGGGCTCGTAGTTCAATCGGGATGTTCTGTAACATCTGGTCCTCCCTCAAACCAAACGGGTGCCGGACAGATGCTCATACAGATACTGCACCCGATTGACAGAGGGATTCTTGTAGCACCCGGCAACAAACTTGCGCAGCCAGTAGAACGAAATTTTGGTCTCTGCATACACTTCAAGTAGATCGCGACCCTTGAGCAGTTCGATGGTGCTGAGCATCAGACTGCTGGGTTGATCGTACGGCTCATGCTTCTGCGACATGACTTACTCCTGGGTTAGATAGAACCTGGCCCATTATAAGGAGGGAGACCTTATCGGGCAAGGTGTTTACGGGGAACCAAATAAGACTTGGAGATGCCTGACGTTCCTCATATAATGGGGGCTCGTTTCTACAGGAGAGCTAGTATGAGTGATACGCAATACCCGGACATGGTGAAAGCCTTGTTCAAGACCAAAGGGTTCAACGCCGACGCGGACGGTATGATGCATGCGGCCGTTGGTGTTGCTGGCGAGGCCGGCGAACTGCTGGACGCTATCAAGAAGGTGTGGGCCTATGGCAAAGTACTGGACTATGAGAATGCTATCGAGGAGCTCGGTGATCTCGAATTCTACCTGGAAGCGCTGCGTCAGCAAATCGGGGTCAGCCGCGAAGACGTTTTGCAGGCTAATCAAGAAAAACTTGCCAAGCGATACCCAGGATTCCGATACTCCGATTCGCATGCCCAAGCCAGGCTTGACAAAGTCCCGGAAGGTTGCGACGAGTTCGAGCATCATTTCGGAGCTTACCCGCACCTGAACAAACCCTGAAGGAGATCAATATGACCGACCGCGTAGCCAAGTTGCAGGAATGGCATCAAGCTGTCCTCGCAGCCCAGGAAGCCAAGAAGGTGGTGGAGGCCGAGCAAGCCCTCCGCAAAGAAGTGATGGCCCTGTTCTTCCCCGAGCCGGTGGAGGGCACCAACAAGTTCGAGCTCGAAGCCGGCTGGTCTCTCAAGGCCACCCACAAGATCGAGCGCAAAGTGGATGAAGCTGCCCTGCCGGCGGTTCTCCAGCAGCTCCGCGAGATGGGCGTCAATCCCGATCCGCTGATCCGCACCAAGCCCGACCTCGACACCAAGGCGTACAAGTCTCTGGTCCAGATCAATCCTGACGCTGCCCACGTCTTCGAGCAGGCCTTGACCATCAAGCCCGGTTCGCCGACTGTGGAGCTGGTCCCTCCGAAGGCAGCGTGATGGCCATCCAAATAACCACAACCCAGCAGGCCGCTCAATTGCACGGCATCAAGGCGCTGGTGTATGGCAAGTCGGGCGCAGGCAAGACCAAGCTCGCCGCGACAGCACCAGCGCCGATCATCCTGTCGGCGGAATCTGGCATCCTCTCCCTGCGCGAATATCAGATCCCAATGATCCAGATTCGCACAGTGGCTGAACTGACCGAGGCTCACCAATGGGCGCTGAACTCGGCGGAGGCGCGGCAATTCGCCACCATCTATATCGACTCCATCTCGGAGATCGGGGAGGTGGTTCTGGCCAATGCCAAGGCCCAGGTCAAGGA